TTAAGCTGTTTTCTCTGCGCAGGTGGCACAAAAGGATTCCACCTTGTTTTCCAGTAGCTTGTTCTCCCCCTTTAGGGTGGCAACTTCTACCTTCAATTCCCCATTTTCTTTTAAAATTTCTTTATTTTCCTCAGAGAGCTTGCGGTTTTCTTTGTAAAGCTCTCGTACCTCTTCTCTTTCTTTTTCTAGCTTCAGGCTTAGTTCTGCGCATTTAGGGCAATCAGCTTGTGCAGGCTGATTTGTGTTTGGCTGCATGTATTGTTCAGGAGAATTGTTGTGCATTTCGCCTGTGCCAAAGAAAAGCCAATCAGATTTTACCTTATACTTTTCAGCTACAATCTCAATCCATCCAGATGGAATTTGTTCACGCTTTTTTGCAGCGGCAATAGACTGTGCTTTTATCCCAAGGGCGCGCGCAAGCTCAGAGTCTTTGGTGACTCCTGCTGCCAGCATGATTCTTTGATATTTTTGATGAAAAGATTTCGGACTTTCCATTATTAACCCCGAAACAAACTCCGAAATAGCTTTTGGTGCAAAAGTCTTTTATTTCAAAAGCTTAAGCTAAAAGCTTATAAATAAAACTACGAAACAACTTTTAGCTTGCATATTTATCAGATTTTGCCTTATAAAAGATTCACAGGCGGTTGAAAATGTAATCAAGACAACAACTACAAACGTAACTGATTCTATATGCTGAAACCGCTTTGGTCAAATGAGATAAAAAATCTTTTAAGTACGTGTTGTTAGTATTTGATGATTTTGGAAAGCGGAGGCTGATTGAGATGGCTGTAAGAGAACGAGCAGGTTTTAAACGCGACTACTGGCGCATTCGTGAATTTTTGGAGCGTAACAATTACGTTATTGCCTCTTTTGCGAAGGAAATTGGCGTTAGTCACGCACAGGTAAGTAAAACTATCAACGGGCGAGATAACAGCCCAAGAGTACTTGGAGCACTGTTGGACGCAGGTTGCCCAGCCCGTTACCTTGATTTGCCAGAATCCATGAAGGAGGCGGTATGAGTGTAGAGGCGTATGCGTTTGTGTTCCGTAACGGTGTGGTGCGTGTAGATACGAAAGTTCATCCAGACGCTACTCCGCTTTGTAGCGGAACAGCGCGGGAAGTGCTGAAGGCTGTAAAGAAATACTGCTCGTTCTGCATGGATGTGTGTGGGTACAAGTTGGCTAAAATGGCAACCGTCGAGGACGATGCAGAAGCGTCAGATTTTGTGGATGAAGTGGCAAAGCAGATGTTGCAGGATATTCACTGCGGAGTGACTGCGTATCTTTTCGATAAAGAAGAAGAGCAAGTTGTAGCTATGGAGGTGGCGTAATGGCTTACCTTGTAAAGCTAGAAGGGGCAGCTTTAGAAAATATGGTTCATCTGTTCACGACATTATACGTGCCAGAAGAAGCTCCATGCAATGGTGAAGACCCTTGGGAATATTTAGACGGGGACAAGTTTCACGTCTGTTGTGTGAAAGGTATTGATTTACGTTCAGTGTGGAAGATTACGTACAGACAGCTTCGTCAAAATGCGCGTGGAGTTGGTGGAATTACATGGCGCAGTGTAGATCATTGTAGCCACTTTAACCCTATGCCGTTGCCGTAGCAGGTCTCCTAGTTCCATTTCTGGCTCCTTCTGTTGGTTAGACGTTTATTACTCCTAAGTTGGCTAAGGCATATGGGTGGCGAAGCGAATAAGCTTGTTAGCCATTGGCGTACCATGTCTGAAGAAAGCGGCAAGGCTTTTAGTGAAATAGAAGAAGGGTATAGAAGATTAGACCTACAAACTGAAGCAGGTCGGGCAGGAAATGACGCTTGGGCAGAGGCCAGTAACAAACTGTTTTCGACGCTGTTTTCAGGGTTAGCTGAAGTTACTGGGATTCTTGGAGCGGAATTAGCTCCCGTTGCCAAAGAAGCCATCACGTGGATCACGAACAATTTTGGCTACCTGAGAGACAACGCAAAGCTTGTTGCAAAAGATATCGCTTCTGGCATCCGCAGTCTTATGAGTCCGTTAAGTGAAGCCCGTAAAGAATCTTCAGGTCTGCTTAGCATGTTCATAGACTTTGTTTCATGGCTTGGCCCCGGCAATACGTTAATTCTTGGGCTTGTTGCTGTTGTCGCAGGGCCACTTATTGCTGCCATCGCTGCACTTACTGTCTCAGTAGTCACATTAGGAACAGCACTTTGGGCAACACCTATTGGCTGGATTATCGCAGGTATTGCAGCACTCGTTGTTGCAGGCGGTACTTTGTATGCATTTTGGGATGAGTTTGTAGCGGATATTTCAAGCATTTTAAACGGCATTAAAACGGCATTTAGTGATGGCCTCTTAAATGGCGTTCTGTATGTGCTCAACCTGTTCAATCCCGTTGTCATTATTTCCAAGGCCGTTAATGCCCTTATCAACTATCTTTTTGGCGTAGACCTGTTTGCCATCGGTCAAGAATGGATGTCGGGTTTTGGTGATGGCATTCAGGCCATGTGGGAACATATTTCAAATTGGCTTTCCGGTGCAGTTAATGAGTTGCTGGATGTTCTTCCAGACTGGATTAAGTCAAAAATTGGTCTTGAGACTACTGCACAGCACAGCAACTCCATTATTCAAAACCCGTCTGCTACTCTGTCAGCCTTGCCGGAAAACGGCAAAGCAAATGTTGGCGGCACGGTAAAAGTTGCCTTCGAAAATGCGCCTTCTTCCATGCGGGTCACGGAAGCGAAAAGTGACAACCCGGCTGTCGGTTTAGATGTTGATGCCGGGTACAACCTGCTGGCGTTTTAGGTGGATGCTATGACTGAAGATTGGAAGCAAAATTTACGGTCAGCATCGTTCCGGGGTGTGCCGTTTCATGTGCAAGATAGTTCTGGTGACTTAGCCGGGCGGCGTTCTGCACTGCATGAGTATCCGGGTAGAGATGATGCATACCCTGAAGATATGGGCAAAAAAGCCCGTAACTTTTCTTTAACTGCATATGTTATCGGCGCTGACTACATGGCGCAGCGCGATAAGTTGATAGAAGCCTGTGCAAAGGCAGGTAGCGCAACATTAGTGCATCCCACACTGGGGTCAATCACAGCGTTGTGTACTGGTTGCAACGTGTCTGAAGGCAAAGACGGACGCATGGCAACGTTTGCGCTTACTTTTGATGAAGATGCAGGCAACACGCAACCGTCAGCCAAAGCAGATACAGCCGCAGCCGTTCTTACTCAGGCAGATGTGTACGAGAAAACAGCAACAAAGACCTTCGTAGAAAAGTATAACACGGAAAAATTGCCCGGTTGGGCCTCTGGCGAACTGGCAGATACAGCAAGCAAAGTTCAAAAGATATTAGGCAAGGCTGGTAATACAGAGTGGAATCATCTTTCAGCAACTGACCTTGCATCTGACATAAGCAGCGCAACATCTGAGTTGGATTTTGTGAAATCTTCACAGGCTGCAAAGGCTGTTTCAGAGATTAAAACCAACGTTTCACAGAGTGAAATAGGCGCAAAAGTAATGGGACTTTCAGCAGATATGATGAACTACGCACGGCGTACAGGCCTTGCGCAAGCTGCGAAAGAGATATCTGCAATTGATTTCTCCAATAGAGACGATGCAATTAATGGCTTTAAGACATTTGATGCTCTTGTTGACACTGAGTTGGCGCAGGCAAGCCTTAATGGAGAAGACAGCCTTTTTTTTGGTGCGCAGGATTTACGAGCTGCGGTTACTAAAGATGTTTCTACCCGTTCAGCCAACTTGCCAGCTCTTCAAACAGTCACAACAAAGGCAACAGAACCAGCCTTGGTTGCTGCTTATCGTCATGCAGGTTCAGCAAAACAAGCTCTTGACCTTGTTGCACGTAACAAAGAGAAGCATCCCGGCTTCATTTCTGGCGGCACAATCATAGAAGTGTTGGAGGCATAAATGACTAATACCAATATGCAATCAACAGTTTCCCTTTATGTGAGCGGTAGTAAGTATGAAGGATGGGAGGACGTTAGAGTTACCCGTGCCCTTAATGCTGTTGCAGGTACTTTTTCGTTGACCCTTTCCGACCGTTGGCCCGGACAGTCAACACCGCGTCCGATCAGACCTTATGAAAGCTGTGTCCTTAAACTTGATGGTGAAATCGTCATTACAGGATTTATTGATAACGTAACCCCGTCATACAGTGAACATAGCCATTCAATAAATATTACTGGCAGAGATAAAACAGGCTACCTTGTGGATTGCTCTGCAATACATTCACCGGGTGAATGGCACAACAGCGGCGCAAGCCAGATCGCAAACGAGCTTGCATCCCCGTTTGGGATAGGTGTTTCTGTTCAGCATGCAGTACAACCGTTTAAGAAATTTAAACTTGAGGTTGGCGAAACAGTTTTTGAAGCGCTTGACCGCATGTGTCGTATGCGCTCCATGCTGGCCACAAGTGATGTGTATGGCAACTTGCTTCTTACCCGTAGCGGTAAAGGTGGCAACGCAGGTGTTGTTTTACAGTACGGCGTAAACATCAAAGCTGCAAAATGCCAACTCAAAGGCAAAGACCGTTATTCAGTCTATATTGTTAAAGGTCAGCAGCCGGGCATCGATACTACTGCAGAAGGAGCAGCGCAGATTGTTGCCAAAGCCAAAGACTCTCAAGTGCCATTGTATCGCCCACTTCTTATCCTTGCAGAGGATGCAGCAGACGCTGGCACAGCAGCTCAGCGTGTTGCATGGGAGCGTGATACGCGCAGAGCAAAATCCAGCTCAGTAACTATCACTGTTCAAGGCTGGCGAGAGCAAAAAGGCGGTGCACTCTGGCTTCCCAATAAACTTGTTCCAGTTAAAGACCCGGTACTTGGTATTGATGCAACCCTGCTCATTGAATCTGTAGAGCTGAGCCTTTCTTCATCTGGTTCATTGGCTACGCTCACTCTTGTTCCACCGCAGGCATACGCACAAGACCCAACGGTCAAAGAAGAAAAGGTTTCAGCATGGAGCTAACAAGAAGCATTGGAAAACTCGTTGCACCGCTTAAGCGTAGGGTTCAGCTTATGGTTGGGCGCTGCGTCTTGCTGGCAGTTAATGACAAGTCAGATGTTCAGCAATTGCAGGTTCGGGCGTTGGCCGATGAATTGTTAGATAAGGTTGAACGCTTTCAAGAATACGGCTTTACCAGTCATCCAAAGCCGGGTGCAGAAGGTGCCTTGGTTTGTGTTGGTGGGCAGCGCGGCCATGCAATTGTAATTGCCGTGGAAGACAAGCGCTACCGTATCAAAGGCACCAAAAGTGGCGAAGTCGCAATGTACGACGATCAAGGGCAGGTAGTGCACCTTAAACGCGATGGCATGGAAGTCAGCACGGATAGACCGCAAGGCGTAAAGGTTAAGGCGCCAAAGGTCTACATAGAGTCTGAAGAAATTTTATTTGGTGATGGTGATGACCCCCGTCCCGTTGCTCGTATTGGTGACAAGGTACGTATTACGTCGGGCAGTAGTGCCGGGCTTAACGGCATTATTGAAACAGGTTCAACAATCGCTACATGCGCATAGGAGCATCATATGGACATGCTACTTTCATTTGATGGTGAACTGTTAAGTGGTGATCTGTCCGTTACTGACGTTGACGTAAATACTGACATGGGCTTGCAGACAGCAATCATCATAAGCCTGTTTAGCGATCGTAAAGCGAACGATGATGACGAACTGCCAGCAGGTGCAACAGACAGACGCGGCTGGTGGGGAGATATGCTTGCTGATCTCCCGGAAGATAAAATTGGCTCTAGGCTTTGGCTCTTGTCCCGTGAAAAGACTGTCCCGGAAGTTCTGGCCAGAGCGCACGAATATACAGAAGAAGCGTTGCAATGGCTCCTTGATGACAAGGTAGTCAAAAAGCTTTTCATCAACGTAACCAGTCCCAAAATGGGATGGCTGCATATTTTTATTGGTGTCACACGGTTCGATAATTCCCGCTTTGAGCAGGGCTACCCGTATGAATATGGAGAGGCTGTCTAATGGCTTGGCATAGAGATTCCTTGCAAACAATTGCTACCCGAATCCGGGGCGATATTGATTCAGGGCTGACCCTTGCGGATCGCCTGCGCCGCAACATGTTGGACGTACTGGGTAAAGCGTGGGCTGGTGCAGTGCACGGTTTGTATGGTTACGGTGCATACATCGCAAAGCAAATTTTCCCTTGGTCGGCAGATAAGGAGAATTTAGCCCGTCATGCAGGCTGGTGGGGTGTAAACCCTAAGCTGGCGGTGGCTGCAAAAGGACCTGTTACGTTTGAAGGAGTAGAAGGTGCAGTCTTTCCGGCAGATGCTAGCATGTCTGTTGACTCTTTGCTGTTTACTTCCACTACTTCAGGCACAGTTCAAAACGGGACGGTTACTGTTTCAGTCATCGCACAGCAAGTAGGCATAGCATCAAATCTTCCTGCTGGCATCAAACTTTCGCTTACGTCCCCCGTAGCAGGCATTTTGCCGGATGGTGTTGTAGGGGCAGAAGGCATTACAGGTGGCAGCGAGGCTGAACAGGATGATTCTTTGTTAAGCCGCCTTGAGTTCCGCGTACAAAATACACCAGCAGGTGGTGCACCAATAGACTATGTGCGTTGGGCAAGATCACAAGAGAAGCACGGCGTGGAAGTAACCCGTGCGTGGGTTTATCCGCGTGAGATGGGCAGAGGCACTGTGACAGTCCGTTTTATGACGGATGGCATTGGTAACGGTATCCCGTCTGCTCAGGCAGTTGCAGACGTGAAAGCCTACATTGAAACAGTCCGACCAGCTACAGCAGATGTCTTTGTAGTTGCGCCTATCGCTGTACCTCTTCAGTTTACAATTTTAGGTTTAAACCCGGTTACATCTACAGTGCAAACAGCAGTTGAAAATGAGTTGAAAGATCTTATTCGCAGAGAATCAACGCCGGGTGGAACACTGCTTATCAGTCACATTCGGGAAGCAATTTCTATTGCCGCAGGTGAGCACGATCACGAGCTGGTACAACCTGATGGCAACGTGGCCCATGATACAGGCAAAATTTGCGTATTTGGAGGCATCACATGGGGTTAGCAGCAGATTATGGCAGACAGCTTCTTGCTTTGTTGCCTGTAGGTAAAACATGGCCACGTGATGAAGATTCAGAAATTTCAAAGCTCATGCACGCAGGCGGTAACGAGCTTGCTCGTGTAATGGCAACAGTTGCAGGTAGAAATAGGAAGCCTTGGGCAATTCGAGAGTTCCTACATGAACAGGGGCATAACATGTCCACCGTGGCGAAAGAAATTGGTGTTTCAGTGGTTCAGGTTCGTAAGACTATTAATGGTGACGATGACAGCCAGAGAGTTTTGAGCGCGTTGTTAGCACTTGGGTGTCCTGAAAAGCTGTTGAGCTTACCCGAAGTGATGAAGCTTGGAAAAGCCGTATAGAACGATAGGGTGTGAAAGCCATGTTGAAAGAAGCATATACAACTAAAGAGCTGACAAGCTTTTTAGGTTTTACCCAACCGAAAGGCGTTCTTGTCCGCGCAAAACGTGAGTCGTGGCACTCTCGTCCAAGAATAGGACGTGGCGGCGGTAATGAATGGCTTGTGGCTTCTATGCCTGAATCAACACGAACTGCTCTTGTATCTGCTCAAGCTCGAATTGATGCACAGGAGTTACAAGCTAATCAGGCTCCAGTACCAACTCTTGCTTCTGCATCAGTCAGCAACGCGAAGCGTAGGAAAGCGTTAGCGCGTGTTGATTTGGTTTCGCTGTATACCGAGTGGCTTGAGAAGGCAGAGCGTGGGACAAAGTCCGTTGCCCGTGAATCCTTCATTCAAGCATACAAGGGAGGCGCGTGGCCTCAGCTTCTGGAAACACTGGGTACGAAAGTCTCGTGGAAATCTGTTGAGCGTTGGAAATTAGAACTTCGTAAAACGGGTACTGCGGTTGCTTTGGTGGATAGACGCGGTGAAGGAAATGAGCAGCGTGGAAAGATGAAAGAAGAACACGCTAAGCTACTTTTAAACGCGGTTCTTCAGCCAAACCATCCGACTGTTAGTTCTGCAATCCGTATGGCGACTGCAGCTATGAGAGCGCAGCAGCTGGAGATTCCGGCAGAGCGAACAATGCGTCGTTTCATCGCAATGTGGAAAGAAACCAACTTCGGCACTTGGGTTTATACCCGCGAAGGCAAGAAGGCTTGGAACGATAAAGCCGCCTTCTATATTGAGCGTGATTACAGCTTGATTGAAGTTGGCGACATAGTGGTTGCGGACGGGCATGTACTCAACTTTGAGACGCTCAACCCGTGGACAGGCAAGCCGCAGCGTATGGAACTCATCATGTGGTATGACATGAAGTCAAACTGCCCAATTGGGTGGGAGATCATGCCGACAGAGAACACTCAGTCCATTGCTGCTGCATTTAGGCGGGCGGTAATGACGTTGGGTAAGTATCCCCTCATTGCATATCTTGATAACGGTAAGGCGTTTCGCTCCAAGTATTTTAATGGGGTGGATTTTCGTCAGACCGGGATTGCAGGTCTTTTCCAAGAGCTTGGCATTCACACCATATTTGCGTGGCCGTACCACGGACAGTCTAAAACTGTAGAGCGATTCTTCGGAACGCTGCATGAGTTGGAGCAATGGGTACCTTCATATGTTGGGAACTCTATTGCTGCAAAGCCAGCTCGTCTTAGATACAGAGTGGCGCTTTGCAAGCGCTGGTGGTGGGGCGGCTAGGCGGATAATGGTTAGTTTTTAATATAATCTATTAAAAGGGTACTAACGACATCTATTCCGACCTTGTAAAGAAAGGCTCCACAAAAAATGGCGAGAGCACTTAGGACGGTAACAGTTTTGTGTTTTCCTATGAAAGCCCACCAATACCAAAATTTTTCTGGAAGTAGATCACAAAAAAACATTTCAATACGATGCCAATTGCTTTTGTAATATCTCATAAATTCTCCAAGGTTAAAGTATGAATGGTCTATATATTTCTTCTAACGAATTTGTCGAGTTCGCAGATTCTAATGAGCGTGAGTCCTTAATTTTAGAACTCGCAACCCGCCAATCAGCAGGTAGTTATAATCCAGCTATGGCACTTGGCCAACTTCCTGACCCTGACCCTGTCTTACGTAAACGTGGGGACGGCGTAGCTGTTTTGGATGACCTTCTTGCAGACGATGAAGTCACTCAGGCCGTGCAAGGCCGTAAGCTCATGACGTTGAATAAACGGCATTATCAATTTGTTCCCGGTGCTCCTGCAGGGGAAGAGCCGGAAAAAGAAGCAAAGAAGCTATGCGAAGCGCTTATTCATGACCTTGAAGATATCGACATAGATGTGCTCATAAGCGGAATTCTTGATGCTCCATATTACGGCATGACTCCTATTGAGCTTACCTTTGTGCCGGACGGCGGAAGATTGAAGTTAGTGCAGGCTGAGCCAAAGCCAGTGGAGTGGTTTACTTTCAATGATGAAAACAAGCTTATGTTTCGGGGTGAGTTTTTTTCTAATCCGCAGCCGGTGCATCCATATAAGTTTGTTCTGGCCAGACATTTTCCTACCTACAAAAATCCGTATGGTCTGCGGCTTCTTTCCCGCTGTCTCTGGCCTGTAGCGTTTAAGCGCGGTGGCATAGAGTTCTGGACGCGTTTCTGTGAGAAGTTCGGTCAACCGTGGATGCTTGGGACTGCACGAACAAATGCGACACAGAACGAAATGAATGCAATGGCGGCGAACCTTGCTTCTATGGTGCAGGATGCCGTGGCGGTAGTACCGGGCGGTGCAAAGGTGGAGGCGCTACAATTCTCAGGAAAAGGAGAAGCCCATAGCAGCTATGTCCACTACTGGGACAAGGCCATTAACAAGGTGATTAAAGGTCAAACTCTTACTAGCGATATGGGCAGCGGGCATTCCAACGCCGCAGCGCAGACTCATTACAACGTGCTGGAAGGGTACGGTGCGGCAGACATGCAGCTTGTTGTTACTGCAATGAATAATATTGCATGGACATACACCAAGGTGAATATGCCAGCCGTTGATAGTCAGCGGCGACGTTCCGCATTCAGTCCCGTGTTCAGTTATGTCGAGCCAAAAGATTACAAGGCGCAGATAGAGCTTGATAAGGGGCTTAAAAGTGTTGGGGTAAAGTTTAAGAAACCCCATTTTGTCCAGTCCTATTCCCTTGCTGAGGATGAGTTTGAGTTAGAGGGCGAGGAGTCAAAGGACGAATCAAAGAAACAGTCGGGTAGTGAGAGTTTCGCCGCACAGCCTGACGTGGATCAGCCTGCACAGCCTGACATCTATCAACAGCAGATAGACGCATTTTTAGAAGAAGTGCTGCCCGAAGCTGTCAGCCAAAATGAAAAATTTATGGCGGCGGTACAACAGGCTATTGAGAAGGCTGAGTCTTGGGAAGATATGCAGCTCCTGTTGGAGGAGTATGTTCCGCAAGACATGACGGAAGACGAGCAAGCCGCCTTTATGACAAATGTCTTAAGCGGCGTAGCCATGTTTGGTCAGTACACGGCAGGTACAGAAAATGATTAAGCCAATAGCGCTACCGCCGGAAGAGGCTATTGCGTACTGGAAAGATAAGGTCCCGGCTTCTGCCAGTGAATATAAGCAACTCAGTGATGAAGTACGTAGCCGTGCCTTAGCCGTAGGTAGTCTTGCTCGTGCAGATCAGGTGGCAGCTATGCAGTATGCAATTGGCAAGGCCATCGAAGACGGTGAGTCCTTTTCTGATTTTAAAAAGCGTATTGCAGACGTAGCAAAGGAAGTTCAGCTGAGACCGTGGCAGTTGGCGAATATTTACCGCACCAATATCCAAAGCGCCTATATGGCAGGCCGCTACTCTCAGATGAAGCAGGCTAGTAAGAGCCGTCCGTACTGGCGATATGCGGCTGTAGGCGATCAGCAGACCCGCTTAGATCATCTCGCGTTACACGGCAAAGTCTATCCCCATGACCATGAGTTTTGGAATATCTATTACCCACCTAATGGTTTTGCATGTCGTTGCTCTGTTCAGAGTCTTTCTGAGTTTCAAATGCGTAAGCGTGGTCTGAAGGCAGAAAAGGATCTGCCGGATATCGTTCATGCAAGGCACCCGATAACTAGAGAACCACTGCCGCCCGTCAGACCAAAGCCGGACGCAGGTTTTGCAAACAACGTGGGTAACAATTGGCGATCGGGGCTTACCCCGTCAGAGCTAACAGATGACTTACAGCTCGTTTCAAAAGCACGTGGGGCGGTGTGTCGTGCATCGGTTGAGTTTGCAGGCTGCCAGAAAGGGGGTGCGTGTATTCCGCCACTTGCGGATTTAGAGGAACGGCACTTGCTTTCCGTTAGTGATGCAGACTTGCTTCCTGAAGGGCTTTCTTCAGAAGAATACGTAAAAGCGTTTTTGAAAGAGTTCGATTTATCAGGCCTGCGTGGTTCTACATTGCATTCTCTACCATCCGGGCACCCTGTGATCATTAGTAAGAGCCTGTTTGTCGATAAGAAGACAGGACAATGGAAAGTTAAAAAGTCCGGACGAGAGCGATACCTGAAAATTCTGGCCAGAACCATCAAGAAACCTTTTGAGATTTGGCAAGTTCCTTCTGAACTAACGGGAAAACCTGCGCACGTATTACGGATTTTACGTGTTTTTTCTGACGAAAAAGGCAGAGCTAGCGGATTTGGTGTGTTTAATCTGGTTAACGGTCGCAAATGGATTGGATCAGCTACTTTGATGCCTCAGGTTGGTGACGAAAAAGCCATGCTTAAGCCGCTTGAAAAACTGCGTGAAGGCATCTTGCTATACCGCGAACCATAACGAAGCGCGTTAACAGACTGTTAACGCGCTTATCTTTATGCCCTGATAAATCTTGATACTCCCTTCTTTCCTCCACGTCAGGGTTCAACGCCGATTCGTTTCTTTTAAAGATACAGTCTCTTAATTTCTCTACATCAACACTCCATATCTAAAGGAGAATACCATGAAAAAATGGGACAAAATTGCTCGTATCGGTACTTTTACCGCTATGTCCGGTCGTAAGGTGGATATTACAGCGCAAAAGCTTGATGAGCTGGTCAGTTCTTTTAACCTTGAAAATTATAAGCCTCCGATAGTTAAGGGGCACCCGAAGGTGGAAGATCCCGCCTATGGGCATGTTGTCTCTCTGAAAAGAGAAGGCGAAATTTTGTTTGCCCAGTATGCCTGTGTTCCCGACGACCTGAAAAAAGACGTCTATGATGGGCGTTACTTGAGTAAGAGTATTTCTGTTTTTCCTCCACAAGAAGGACAGCCTTGGAAGCTTAAGCATGTGGGGCTGCTTGGTGCAGCCCCCCCGGCAATAGATGGTCTTGGTGGAATCCAGCTTTCAGAAGGGGAAGACGGTACGCTCTCATTTGCAAACCTCCAAACGTCAGAGGAACAGGCAATGGATGAAAAAGACAAAAAAATAGCCGAGCTGGAACAAAAGCTCAAAGACGAACAGACGGCAAGAACATCGGCTGAAACCGCGCGGGCTGATGAAGCTAAAGCCCGCAAAGAGGCTGAAGGGAAACTTGCCGAGACTACAGAAGAGCAGGCCACAAAAGCCCGTGAAGCTAAAGTGGAAAAGTTGATCACAGAAGGCAAAGTTCTCCCTGCTGAAAAGGCACAGGTAGCAGAGTTTGCTAAGGCTCTTGAAGGCAGCGAAGAAATCAGCTTCAGCTCGGGCGAAGGAAAGAAGCCACTAGCCGATCATTTCTGGTCATGGCTTGAAGGCCGTAAAGAACACGGACTGTTTGAATTTGCGGCACCGGATACAATACCGAACGGCGGGGAAGCTGCTGACGTCAGCGGCCTTGCCCAAAAATTTTAGGGGGCAATTATGAGAGAACATAACGCCTCAGTACAATACTCGTTTAAAGCAGAAACAGTTATTACGGGAGCAGGACCGCACATTATCCGCAGTTATCCTAAACAAGCGGGGGCGGTTATCCCCTTCGGTGGCATTGCTGCAATGGACAGCAATGAGGCCATAGAGTTTGACCCGGCGGGTGCATTGGCAGTTAAGGGTATTGCAACACGAGCTGCGGCGGCAGAGGATACAAGCGTATTGCTCTGTGTCTTGGGTGAGGTGAAGCAGGATTTGGTCTCTGTAAAAGCGGCTGCCGCCCTTGATGCTTCTATTATGGAGAAGCTCGAAGAGCGCCACATTTACTGCATGTAATCATCATGCAAGAAGGACAATTTCATGTTTGATTTGAAACCATATTTTACAGCGGCGAATATTGCCAAGCGATTCCAGAACGCGCCTGTCATCAAGGACGTGATTATGGATACGCTGTTTCCTCCGGCAGTTCGCCAGACTGTCGAGTCTCCGGTTATCCCGGTGTCAGATATTAAGCAGATTGTAGGTGCGGTTCCTGTCGTGCATCGTGGCGCGGCCTCTATTCCGTTGCATGCTGATAATACGATGAACACCTACGTTGAGCCGCTCCCTGTACGTATTCATGACGATATTGACGCGGTTACGCTAAACAACTTGAAAATGGCTACCTCTACCACATTGGAACAGTGGGCAAACCGTAAGCAGTTGGCATTGCGACAGACCGCAAGGCTTACTGCCGCTGTCCTTTGTGCTCAAGCTGTATTTAACGGCAAGATCAGCTACCCGCTTCTTGAATCCAACGGTAGCTACGCGACGTATACAGTGACATACGGGGATGTGCTGGAGCATGCGGTTGCCACTGCTGATAAATGGGATGACGCCAACGCAAGCTTAATGGGCGTTTATAAGACGCTCGAAGCCATGAGTACTAAGCTTGATGACGCTGGCCACGGTGGCGAAAAGGTTACCTTCGCTGGCTCAACTGCCTATGCAACATTACTCGTCCTTATTGACGCCACTGACAAGCCGAAGATTCCGGTCAGGATTATGGATGACGGCACAATTAATATCGGTGGCCATAAAATCAAGAAGATGGCGGAAACTTACCCAGACCCTGAGAACAAGACCGTAAAGCCTAAACTCCCACCTAAAGAAATCCGTATGGTGACAACGGGCAATACTGCGTTGTTTTATGGTCCAATTGATGATCTGGATGCCAACCTCCAAGCTATGCCGATGTTTGTTAAGCCGATCAAGATTGATAATCCAAGCAAGTATACCCTCGTAGGTGAATCCAAACCCCTTCCTGCTGTCGCTCCCGAAGCTACCTGTAAAGCAACAGTTCTGAAGTAAAGCTCATATCGCTTCTCGGCAGGCAAAACTACGCCTGCCGAAGCGTTGGGCGCGGCAGTGTATAAACACTAGTTTAAAACTAGTTCAAAACGCGAGTAACCATGATGCCATACTGCGAATTAGCGGACTTATACGATGTTATCCCGAAGGGATACCTTGACGCGGCAGACAAAATTACGCCGGGAATCGTTGGACGAAAGATTGAAAGCGTGAGCCGCGTAATTGATGACGGGCTACGTCAGCACTATGAGCTACCGCTCCAAGAAGTGCCCGAAACTATTAAGCAGATGGCGGTTGTCATGGCTGCGTATGAGGCTGTTGGCGGTATCACCGCAGTTAAAAAAGAGGGCGGCAACGACAACAAACTTCTTGTGTTGCAAGACCTCTACAAGCAGGCACGGGTAGACTTGGCAGCAATTCGATCAGGAAAATTGAAGTTGTCACAGCCTAGTGAGGCCGTGGCGGAAAGTTCCACTGGAATAGCGGTTGTAAGCCGTAAAAGCCGTTTTGATTTTACGGGTTGGTAAGTATGGCTGGTGCCTCTTTCAAAATGGACATGGGCAAGGTGCTGGACTGGGCTGACAAAGGAATAACTGGAGAGCAGCAGCAAAGGCAGCTTGCAATGGATATAGGGGAAATGTTGGTCAGCAATACGCAGCAGCGTTTTGAAGATCAGCAGGCACCGGACGGCTCAAGTTGGGAGCCATCCATGCGCGCCAAAGAGATGGGCGGTGTAACACTCACTAAAACGAGTGAGTTGAAGAACTCCATAGGCTACGTAGCAAGTTCAAAGGGCATTAGTGTCGGTTCAAATAAAGTGTATGCCGCAATTCACCAGTTAGGCGGGGAAATCAAAGGCAAAAAGGGAAAGCTTAAGTTCAAGCTACCTAACGGCCAGTTTGTACAGGTGGACAAGGTGACAATGCCAAAACGCGAGTTTTTAGGGATCAGCGACGAGGACAAAGAAGAGGCAGCGCACTTGATTAAAGAATACATGCTGACCGCTGTGGGACAATCAAAATGAGAAATTTCTACCAGTCACAGATAGAACAGGCCGCCTCTGTAGTGGGGCTTTCAACGGTTCTTATTAACCCGGAAGACTCTTCCGACTTGGCGCTCCCTTTACCACGCATCGATGTTATCTGGTTAAAAGAAAAGCATACTCGCATAGGCAAGAAGATAGCTGTAAGCGGTGATGAGAAAAATCGAAAGGTTAAGGCCGCTATATATCGTGCGGAGCAGGCCGCAACGGTTTCAATCATGACTGATGATAAGGATTCGCTGGATGAAGTGGGTAAGCAATTTCTTTTAGCCCTTCCTAAATCTTGCCCTGATCCGCAAGGCAATGTCGTTACTTGTAAGGTGGATCAGGCTGAATGGGGCGGGTTCAGCTCCGAACTGGTGGAAGTTTTGAAAACTTGGTCAAAGGCATACCACATAACTTTTACGAGCCTCCTTACCAAAGAGGTAGCGCATCCTTGGATGAAGGACGTGACACCAAGCGTAAGCAGGCAGGAGAATAATCGTGGTTAAGAATAAAATAGAGAAAACACCACAGATTGCAGTACACGAGCTTGCTGCAATCCAAAAACTGGAAGCATGGGAGCTTGCAGGCTTGGTACGTTCTGAAGGCTGGACAGAAGACAAGGCCGTGACAGAGGCCGAGTTTAGCGCAGCTTACGCACGCTTTCAGAACAGAGCGCTCGGCCTTGGAGGTCAATAATGGGACGTAAGGACGTATTTGAACACATTATTGACGGTGTCAGCGGCATTGCTCCGGGTGATGTTTCAGGCAAAGCGCTTGTTGTTGGTGTGTGTAGCAAGGGAGAAGTGGGGAAAACTTATTACCTTGGGAAGCGCAGCGACCTTGCAAAGTTACTTGGTACAGGTCCCCTTGTTGACCGCTTGCAAGATATTTTTGCTGCGGCAGGGCAGGACGCTACGGTGCTTGCCGTGCCTGTTGCGGGTAATCCTTCCGGTACGATCACTCAGGTAAAGCATATTGGTACAGGCGTTAGTGCTTCGGTTTCCGGCATTCCAGCCGCCAATGCTGACGTAGTGGTTGAGATCGTTAACGGTGGTGCACTGGGAACAGCTACAGCAAAGATTAGTACAGATAACGGCGCTAACTTTAGTTCTGCATCTGCGGTCGCAGCTAACGGGCAAATGACGATCGGAAGTTCAGGCACAACACTGGTGTTTGAAGAGGGTGATCTCGTTGCGGGCGATACGTACACCTACACTGTTCGTGGTGCTATTGGAACGGTTGAGCAAGTTGGCAGCGGCGCAAAAGTCACGATTGAGGGCACCGTTGTGGTAGGTGCGCAGATTGTGCTCCAAATCGTTAAATCCGGCGGTCGTAATGTCGGCCAGTATCAACTTAGCGTTGATGGTGGCGATAACTTTGGTGACTATCGCACTATCCCTGTTGATGGTCGCATCGTTGCGGCAGATACAGGCGTGACCATCATTTGTCCAGAAGAAGACTTTAAAACGGGCACTACTTATTCCTGCAACTTGCTTGCCCCGGTTCCGACCGTGCCAGCCGTTATCGCAGCTCTTAAGAAGCCGCTTGAGGTTGTAGACCCTCAGTTTGTGTATGTCGTTGGCGGGTCTGACTCTGTGGCGTGGGCATCCCTTGGCGCTCTGGCCGATGACCTTTGGAATAAGCACCGACCGACATATTTTGTGTGTGAGTCCCGCCTGCCCGCAGCAGGAGAAGACTTAAACGACTGGGTAACGGCGCTTAAGGAAGAACGAGCAACCTTTGCTCATCGTTTTGTGAGCGTGTGTTGTGCCTATGGAGAAATTGCCGATCGAACAGGCCAACGCAAAGTTCGTAACGCAGGCGGTCTCCTTACAGGCCGTATTTTGAGTATTCCAGTACAGCGCGATATCGGGCGTGTGCGTGATCAGGCCATTACAGGAATTAGTGTTCCTGAAGAATATGAAGAAGGCATGCAGCTTGCTCTCGAAGAGGCAGGATATATCACACTGACTCGATACGCTGGCCTTCGTGGAACCTACTGGGGCACTGCCCGTACTATGGCGGATACTACAAGCGACTATCAGCGACTGGAAGTTGTTCGCACAACATTTAAGGCAATTCGCCTGATGCGCCTGCAGGCACTTAAAGCTCTGAAGGACGAGCTTGGTGATCCAGTGCAGGGTGCTGATGCAAGCGGTCTTGCGTATCTGCGATCAAATCTTGAAAACGCGCTGGATACAATGGTTAAGGCCAAACCGAAAGAGCTTGCTGGCTACGCCATAGAAATTCCGCCTGGTCAGGATTTCGTAAACAACGGTGTCGCTGTTGAAGCCAAGCTCATCGGCATCCCAATTATCGATACTATCAACTTGTACTCTTCATATATTTATGCGGGCAGCAAGTTTGACCCTCGCTTACAAGGGTAGGTGATATATGGAAGAATCGACCGTTACAATTAATGGGAAAACACACGACTGGGAAAGCGTCACCGTCACAGGTCCTCACGGTGTGTTCATCGGGATCAAGGATATCAACTGGAAGTCTAGCCAAAAGAAAAAGCGGGTGTACGGTAAAGGAGTAACCAGCATCGGCGCTACTCGTGGCAACTATGAGGCAACCACAAGCATGACTTTGCTTGTGAGTGAATATCAGGACTTGGCAAAATCCCTGACAAAAGGAATCTACAGCACCCCGTTTGATGTTGCTTTAACCTTTGAGCCGGAAGGCGCGACAAAGCACGAAGTGGTAATCAAACAGATCATGGTTGATGAGCTGGATGAATCCACAAAGCAGGGTGATGAAGAAGCAACCGTAAAACTTTCCGGCACGGCACTTATGATCGAACGTGATGGCAAGCCGGATTACGAAACTAAGTAAGGAATCGACTCATGCCAGAAGCTACAGAAGTTAAAAACAATGTAAAATACTCTCCCTTTACCGCTGACTATGAAGACTTTGATGGGGAAGAACGAAAATACACCTTGCGGTTTCGTCGTCCGGGCAGAAAAGAACTGACGACCATTGCCAAAACCTCCAAGGCAAAACAGTTTGATGTAATGTGCAAGGTTATCACGCAGATTGCGCACCCGGATGATGTTGAGCAGATGAAGGACATCATCAAAAACGAACCAGTGCTAGCACTGAGCTTCGTGGATACTGTCTTTAAAAAATGCGGTTCAGGAGTGGTTGAACCGGGAAACTAGAAAAAGCCAGAACGGCGGTGAAAAACAACGCCGTTCTGGTTTATGCCGATTTAGTCCGCTACTGGCTCCGCATTGAGCCTTCGGAAGATATGGACGAGTTCGGGGAAGAAGTCGCCAGAGCAATGGTGCTTGAAGAACGGTTTGTGCACCTCATTACTCAAAGTTATCGGGATGAGTGAGCCGATCTTGATACACCTGCTATCGCAGCACGGTAATTTCTACGAGTTCAAATCCTAGAGGATCTTCGTCTGAAGGGGGATCAAAATCTATTTTTTTATCATTTCGAAGTTCATCAAGAACGTTTGGGAGATCTTTGAAACTTTTATTTGCGATAACTGGGAAAGGGGACTCAAGACAGGATTGACTGCAATATTCACGTCGTAATTCTTCAAAGTTACAGGTTTTGATCCCATTGTTTGTTAAGTTTAGGATTAAATTAAAAATAAATTTTTTGTCCATTCTACCCTCCAGGAATTTGAATTAATGAAAAAATAAGAAGGGTGAAGTTTAAGTCAATGGAAATATTCGAAGTTTTCGCAACATTTAGTTTACTAGACAACCTTTCGGGTCCTCTGAACAGGATTCGCCAGTCATTTCGCTCTACAGACGCTGAAGGAGGCCGCCTATCAAACATGATGGGCGGCCTTACTAAAAAGTTACTTCCGCTAGCGATGGCAGCGGGGATTGTACTTGGAGCCTTTGCGCCCGCTGTAGGCGTTGCAATGGAATTTGAGGCCGCGTTGTCCGGTCTTGGTGCAATCAGTAACGCAAGCGTTGTTGATATGAATGTGATGAAGCAGTCCGCCTTAGACCTTGGCGCAAGCACCGCCTTTAGCGCCGCACAGGTAGCCGGGGCGCAGACGGAACTCGCAAAGAAAGGTTTTACAGCAAATCAGGTTGTAGGCTCTATGCCGGGCTTGCTTGATCTGGCGGCGGCAGCGCAGACCAGCCTTGCTAACGCAGCTGGCGTTACGTCTGGTGCGCTTAACTCTTTTCATATGAAAGCCTCACAAGCAGCAGAAGTTGCAGATATTATTGCGGCTGCTTCTACCACCAGTGCGACTGACGTAGATGGATTGGGCATGGCCTTGCAGAATGCGGGTGCTGTTGTAGCAGGTGTAGGCGGCGATTTTGCGTTGCTTGCAGCCATTACGGGCAAGCTTGCCGACGCCAATATTAACGCCGCTGTTGCAGGTACTGCCACTAAAATTATGTTTAACCGCCTTTCAGCTCCTACTGGTGGCGCAGCAAAACAATTGGAAAACTTAGGCATTGCTACCCGTGACGCTCAGGGGAATATGCTTCCATTTCTCGATATTATGGGCAGCCTTGAAGGCGCAATGCAAGGCAAAGGGACAGCGGAGCAAGCCGAGATTCTCAAAACAATTTTTGGTGAAGAGGCCGTTGGTTCCGTAACCGCGCTATTGGGGCAGGGGGTAGACTCATTACGGGAGTATCATGACACATTGAATAACAGCACAGGCACAGCCTCAGCTATGGCGGCAAAACAGCTTGATAACTTGAAGGGCTCCCTTACTATTTTAGACTCCGGCGTGGAGGGGCTATCCATTTCAGTTGGTAGTGTGTTCACGCCAGCGCTTAAGATTTTAGTTGATGCCGTGACGGTGGTTGTTGGGTGGCTGAATGCAATGGCTTCGCACCCTATCGGTAAGGCAATTCTTGCGCTTGTTGGTGGCGTTGCCGCGGTTACGCTGGCCGTTACGTTGTTTTCTGCGGCCTCATGGGCTGCAACTGCCGCTGTGGGAGCAATGAACTCAGCGATTCTTGCTAACCCAATTGCGCTTGCTGCGGCCGCCGTGATCGCTGGCGCAATAGTCATCATGGCCTACTGGGAAGAGATTAAAGACTTCTTTGCTTCGTTATGGGAACCAGTGGCGGCTTTTGCTGACGAGGTGGAATACGCATGGAACCGTATTGCCGGGGCATTCCATATGGATGGTCTAGCGGGTGTTGTTGAAGCCGTCTTAGGGCTATTTAATATTGACCTTTCAGATTCTGGCCGGAAGTTGCTTACAAGCTTTATTGATGGCCTGAAGCTTATGTTTACGCCCCTCCGAGTGCTCGTTTCTTCAGTAGGGCACATCTTTGATTTCCTGCGGGGTGATATTTCATTCTTTGAAGCAGGAAAAAGGATTTTTACCAGCCTTGTGGACGGGGTTAAGTCCATGGCAACAGCACCTTTCGAGGCCGTAAAAGGAGGACTGGCACGTGTCCGTAATCTGCTGCCATTTTCAGACGCTAAAGAAGGTCCGCTTTCAGCTCTTACTCTTAACGGGCAGAAGGTTATGGATACTATTGGCGAAGGGGTAGGCAAGGCTGCCCCCGGCCTTCACGCAACGGCGGCAAAAGCATTGTCGGGTATTGCCATTCCCGAGCCACAGCCGAACATCGTTCCCGAATTTCCAAGTCCACCAAAACAAGTTGAGCTAGGAGAGAAAGTTGAGCTTTTAGCACCACCTTTGGAGCCACAAGGGGAGCCCCGCGCCAACATAAGGGCTGAGAATAGTGAACGTAAGCCCGAGCGGGCGTCAGGGAACGTTGTTATTCAAAATCTTACTGTGACCTTGCCGGACGTGAGCAATGCGCAGGACTTTGTTTCTGCCCTTCAGCAGCTCGTGGCAGAGTTTGACGGTCAGACACCACAGGGAGCTTATTAATGGACGGTTACATTTCATTTGAGCATGGGGAGCTGCGCTTAGGAAGTACATTTGTTCCGGGCGTTCTCTCCCGCCTTTCCGTAGACGGTAAAGTCAGGTTTGATGAGGCAGAGCAAGACGGGCGCTCCGGTAAAGCTAAGGTGCCGATGGGGTGGGAAGACGCGGCTGTGTCCGTTACGCTGGAACTCCTGACAGACGAAAAGTCTACCTGTTACGATAAGCTAGCCTCTCTCACTCGCCTTTATCAGGGGCATGATTCTGGCGGTAATCCTATGGTGTACCGTACAGTAAACGCACACCTTGCGGCTAGGAACATTGACGAGGTTGTCTTTGACGGCCTTAACAGCTCAGAAAATGATCAGTCAGATTCTATTACTGTGAGCCTACGGTTCGTGGAACACAACCCGCCTATTCAACTTGCTGAAAAGCGTTCTGCGTCTGGCACCGCACCGGAGGCAACATCAAGCGCTGATCCGGGGTTGTCTGATCACATCTTAGGTGGCCGCTGATGTCTAGAATTTATGGCATAGAGTTATCAATCCAGATTGGAAACTACCTTTTCAATCGTGCGCCGCGTTGCATCATTACCTATGACCGCCATACCGTATTGAGCCGTGCGGAAATTCATGTGCCCAACCATGTTTTTGGTGCAGTGAAAAATACTTTGTCTAGTTTGTCTCAGTTTCAGGAAGTTTCTATTGAGGTGGGCTATCGTAATCAAAAGCCGCATAAATGGGTGGGCACTGTTGACGGTTGGAAGCAAGGCCAAGGCAACAAGCGTGATCAGCTCATAATCTATGCAGCAGGCGTTGAGCTGCCGTTAGTGCAAAAGACTATCCGCGAAATGTGGGTGGACGAGCCCGCGTCAGCCATTGCCAAACGTATTTTGGAAGCAAGCGGTCTGAAAGTCGGTGTTGTGGATGTGCCGCAGGAGATTATCCCGCGTATGACGTTGGCAACTGTTCCACTCTGGCAGGCTATACAGCAGCTTTCAAATACCTTGCAGCAGGGGCATGGCCGAAACATGGCAGAACACGCCTTATGGGTGGATGAAGCAAAGCTTGTCAATTTTGCCCCATGCGACCACTGGCAGGACACGACGCCAGTTATCGCAACAGGCGCGGGGCTTATCCGACAGACCCCGTCACAGACGGTAAACGGGCGTAGCGAAGTTGAGACCTTCCTGCTGCCGACCATGCGGGCGGGAATGCGGTTTACACTAAAAGATTCCCGCAAAGGGATTGCAGGAACCTTCAGAGCGTTACGGGTCACGCACAGTGTTAAGTCGGATAGGGCTAGGACTTTTCTATCTTATCAATAAAACGGACAAAGGAATCCCATTTAGGAACAGCCCATTTGGTACCTATAGAGGTGAGCTTATTTGACGGATCACATGCAATTGTTTTTCCATCGAATTTGAATTCAATTTTCCCTTGTTCAGGAAGGTCAGGGAGTTCATCCATAGGGAGGAATTCAAGCTGCCAGCAACCTACATATTCTTCGGGAGGATCTATCTTGTGTGGAGTTGTTTTTTTGCAAACCAAGCTGTCTTCGGCAATTGGGATGTTGATGCCGTTAATTGAGATTGAATTAACATTAGGGATGGTTGTGGTATCTACCATGAAAGCTCCTTTGGAAAAATGAAAAGCACAAAACTAATACAGCTTATTAAGCGTGTTGTCGAACTAACAATGCCAAATCTAAGAGCTTACTACCGCATCACACGCAAAGCAAAAGTTGTACAAACTTACGCTAGCTACGGACGTTATTGGGCAGACGTGCAACCGCTTAAGAATGATGAGTCGGAAGATACAGCCGAGCCGATCGTTGCAAAGGTGGAAATTCCCATTCTGTGGGGTGGAAAAGATAGAGGCGTTGTTTGCCCGCCAATGGTGGGAACTCTGTGTGACCTGAGCTATTACGACGGTGATCCTAACTACCCGCGCATCAGCAATTTCCGTTGGCAAGGCAACGGAGCTCCTAACTGTGGCGTAGGCGAGTTTGTTATTCAGGCAGACCCTACAACGTACATTAAAATAGATGCTGAGAAGAATTTGATTGAAGTAACGCCCGCCAGCTCCAGAACAGAGATCGGCGGCGATAAGGGTGAAACCATAGGCGGCACATGGACAATCAAAGCACCTAAGATCATCCAAGAGGGCAATGTACAGGCTACGGGCGCGGATGGCGGAATAGGCACTACAACAGTTAAAGCTCATACGGAGCAGGAAGGCAGCCTAACGGTTTTAGGGCACGTGCAGTGCACTTCTCTCAGCGTAGCAGGTGACGCAGATATTAGCGGCAACTGCCACGCTGGGAGCCGGAGCTAAAAAGGACTTACTTGATCAGAGGACTAATGTAGTCCCAAAGAACACGTCCTAGAAGGAACGTTAACCCACCCCAAATAAACGTGATAATTTTTTCTTTTGGGAAAAGAGCCATTCGAATTTTATTAGGCAATTTTTGCTCCGTTAAATATTTTTTCCCCTTTGAAGTAATCCTAATATCCGGAATGTTATGAAATGAACTTGTATTACTTTCAATTAAGCCTTCATCACAAAGCTCATTGATAATACTTTTGAGTTTATCAGTAGCCTCACATGTTGGACAAAAATAATTTAAATAAGACAACTCATCCGATTCGTCTATTGGCGGGTGTTGGATGCAATATTGATCTCCAAGTTGGGGACCGAATTCATCTAGTGGTTTGAAAATTGAGCCTTGGTTTTTGAGATATGTTAAGAGAGCAGCTTTAGTTTGTTTACCCATTTCTAATAATACCCTGAAAAATATGAATACAATTTTCGCCCAAGATATAGCCCTAGACGATACCTTACAGGCCAAGGTGGCAGCAGATGGAACGCTGGTTCTTACCGAGGGTGTTGAAACTGGCATTCAGGATATCTGGCTTGCGTTACGCACATACCTTGGCACCCTGTTTTATCACAAAGAGTTCGGCTCTCTTGTGCCGGACTGGATAAAAGAAGAGTCGAGTTCTTCTAGCAGGTTAGCGTTTGCATTGGAAGTGCAGCGCACCATTCGCACAGACCCGCGCGTGGTTGTTGGCTCAGAGCGTTGCGAGGTGGTTGCTTGGGATGAGACGGGCATTACTGCTGAGGCCGTATGGCGTTTTATTGATCAAGACCATGAGTACAATCTTACGTTTACTGTCAACGAAACTGGAAAAATGAAGCAGGTACTTGCCGATGCAAAAACAAATGCCAATACCACGTCTTTCAAAATCGCTTGATGACTGCCGCCAGATGCTTTTTACCCGCCTTGAGGAAGTACATGACGAGTATCAGGCCAAGGGCTGGCTACCACGTAGGCTTAACCTGAATAAAGGCGTGGTGCGTGGCCTTATTGAATTGTTCGCATGGGGCATCTACCAGCTTTATCAGTTGTTGGAAGCAACATTTCGGCAAGGTTTTGCAAAACATGCTGATGCTGAGTGGCTAGACCTTCATGCGGATCAGGTGGAGCAGCCACGTAAACAGGCCACTAAAGCTAGAGGTAATATTGAGTTCCGTCGGGAAGGTGATCAGGGCAATACAGTTATTCCAAAAGACCGTATTTTGCGGACAAAGCCGGACGGCAAAGGGCAAGTGTACCGCTATGTGACCACAAAAGACATGGTTCTTCCGGAAGGTGTAAGCAACGTGCAGGTTCCGGTCGAAGCCGAAGAGTACGGCAGCGCAAGTAACCTGACAGCAGGACAGTACCTTGAACTAGTGACGCCTGTTCCCGGTATAACGAAAGTTACTGTTAAGGCGGATTGGCTTACACAGGAAGGTGCGGACACCGAAGCCGATCATAAGCTTACACCGCGTATTCCTCTTGCATGGCTTGGTAACAACGGCGTTACAAAGCACGCCTACGAAAGTTGGGTAATGCCAGTAACGGGAGTAGTTGCTTGCCGCGTGCTTGATCAGCACCCACGGGGGCAAGGCACTGTGGACGTTATCATTAAAGGTACTGCCGGAATTCCTACAACTGAGCTGCTTGAAGCTGTGCGCGGGGTCATTAAGGAAAACTATCCGGTAAATGATGACTGGGAAGTGCGCGCACCACAATCCGTAGCCGTGACACTAAGCGCCACGCTTCAGTGTTACCCTGATACCCAATTAGAAGAAATTAAGGCCAAGGCGGAAGAACGTGTCCGGGCATTGTTTACTGATCCGACCGCTGTTGTTGGAATTACACCGCTACAAATTGGGGAAGACCTGACTAAAGACAGGCTTGTTGCTGCCATCATGGCGGTACCGGGCATTAAAGAAATTATTTGGAACGGCACGGCAGACTTTCCCGTTATGCAAGACGGGCTTGCTGTATTATCCGGCATAACTTTAACGGCTACAGTCGCTTCGGAAAGCTAGCAGCGTGAAAAGTATTTTCTGGAAATATTTTAAGGACGTGCTCGGGTGGGCGCTTATCCATTCACCGGGGGCTGTCTCAGCTATCGCTAAAGGCGTCGCACTGGTTTTTGATGATATCCGGGAAGATATTTTCTGGCTTCGGGATCAGCTTAATCCTGCAACGTGTGAAGAGCAGTATCTTCCTGAACATGGTGCAACCCGTGGAATACCACAGCACCCACTAGAGTCGATAGATCAATATAGAAAGCGGGTAGTGAAAGCGTATGTTTGGCATCACCAAGGCGGTAAAGCTGAAGGGATGCCTAAGATATTGAAGCACTACGGATACGAGGGCTGCTCTTTCTATAACTGCCGGAAGGACGACGCCGCTAGATGGGCAGAGTTTAAAGCGCAAATTCCAGTACCAGAGCGTGGGCTTGAGGCTAACGATTACGCACTGGTTACTTGGGCAGTTCAGGAGACAAAGCCAGCTCGTTCAAAGCTTTCGGCATTGCAAACGCATACAGTGACACAAGGTACGGCGAACGCTTTAGGTGCATTGCTTCTTGGTTCGGTTGTTACTTTGGAGCCGGAAAAGCCGAAAGACGCTGTCTTGGACGTAACTATTTCTTCAGGCTGCGGCCTGCATACAATCACAACAACAAGTCTTGGATAACATTATGGCATTATTTCTTACAAAAGCAGGGCTTGCCGCATTGGTTGAAGCTGAAGAAAGCGGCACTAAATTACAGGCAACTCATATGGCCTTGGGTGACGGTAACGGTTCAGTACCGGAACACACAACAAGTTCGCCTTCGCTCATTAATGAGGTATGGCGGGGCGCATTGCAGTCCATCACCATTAATGAACAAGGCGATACTGACGCGGGTAAACAAGTTGTATTTGAAGCACACGTGCCTATCAATACAGGCGGCTGGTATATCCGTGAGGTTGCCTTGTATGCGGGTGATGTGCTGCTAGCTATTGGTACACACCCGGTCATGTGGAAGCCAGCGCCGGAAGAGCCAACAAAAATGGAGCATGTAATCAAGGCTCCTGTTACGTTCGGTAATGCTGATTCGGTCTCACTTATAGTTGATCCGGCTGTTGTGTTGGCTAGCCAGAAGTTTGTGAATGAAAAGTTGAAAGAAAAAAGTGATGTTGGGCATGGTCATAATGATGAGTATTATACTCAGACTCAAGTTGATGAGATGGTTAAAAAAGCAACGCTCGGTTTTCTTCCCGCTGGTACTCCTCTTTCGTTTTATTGTGAGCCTAACGAGTTGCCAGAACACTGGTATTTTAGAAATGGTGAATTCGTAGATAAAACTAGCTCGGCTGGGAAACGGCTGATTGCTATGAGTGATACATATAAACTTCGCCACAGTATCACGGAAACCGATACGCACATCAGTTTACCTAACGCTTTTGATGTTAGCGGCAATGGTTATTTCAACAGGCCGGTTGATGGAGTCAATAGGGCGGTTGGTAGTAAGCAGGAAGATGCAATTGAACTGCATAACCACTCGTTGCCAACCTCCAGTGGAAGTGCTGGAACTGCGTACTGTTTGCAGGATGGCAGTACAGTGTGGCGGCAGAGTGCGCCAAACAATGCGCCTGCGTCTGGCTATATTGCCACGACATATCCGTTGGATGATTACAACTCAGGTAACGCACTGAACACAATCGGTACTATCTCGTATGAAACACGACCAAAAAATTACGGTTCCACCCCTGCCGTATATCTGCCACCAGTGGAGGCGTAAATGCAGAACTATTACTTTAATACACAAGGTTACTTTACTTATTCCGGCTATGCGAACCCTGATAACCTTCCGCCGTTGAATGCTACCCGCACAGTCCCAGAGCAGCGCGAAGGCTACCATCCTAAATGGAACGGTGAAAAGTGGGGGTATGTGCGGGACATGCGCGGAACAAAGTGTTACATGCCGGATGGTTCTGAGCATGAAATTTCAGAAATTGAAGGGCAGGTGCCGGAAAGCGCAAGTTTGACCAAGCCGGAGCCCACGCTTGAAGATATACGGGCTGAAAAAGAAGCGGCTCTTGCCGCAGAAAAGCGACGGGTAAAAGATGGTGGCTTTATGGTTGACCGTGTGCTGTTCGATAGTGATGCAGCTGCCCGCACCGCTTATTTGGAGTTCAATGCTCTTTTAGCAATTGATCCAGCTTATTCGGAGGAATGGAAGGCTAACGGTGATACGTGGGTAACGCTTGATGCGACACTATTCGCTAAGATTGTGGAGGCCAGTAAGCAGCACACTAGCAGCGTGTTTGCGTGGTTGAAGCAGCAGCAAACAGCGCTGAAAGCTGCAATGACGGTTGAAGAAATCGAAGCAGTATCTATAAACTTTCACGGCTGAATTTGAATTAGAAAATGTTCTTAGACAATTGAGTGAGAAAGAAAAGGAAGAGTAGGAACAGGCGGGGATGTATGAGCACCCCCACTGACGCAGTGTGCTAGCACCGCACCACGGCCTCATGAATGGTTGCACCCATCCATGAAGATATACCGCTGCTCCTGTCGTCTGATCAGACTAAGGAGCCTTGTATCTAAAGGGCTTATCATTTGGCAACTCAAAATGAGAAAAGAAATCCGATGCGGTAACTGTAACCGCCTATTAGCAAAAGGCACAGCAATAGACCTTGAAATTAAGTGCCCGCGTTGCGGGGTATTTAACCATGTGAGTGACTCGAGCACCGAACAGGAACGGCATGATCGTCCGTAAGGACAGTACATGGAGAATAATACAGAGCTTCCGGCGTTAGCTCCTGAGGCTCCGGGAAGGCCAATAGACACCCGGTATAAAGAGCAGTTTGGGGTAATTGTGATCTGCAAAACAGAAGCAGATCATAAAAAGGTGTATGAACGCCTGCACGCGCAAGGGTACAAATGTAGGGCGGTGCGGACATGAAAATAGAAGTTACTCATTCATGCCCGGACTATTCTTCATACCGGGCTGCCTGTGTGAAATCCCTATTTAATGTTGATGCTGGAAATAGCTTCTCATTAATAGCTGACCTGCCAGTTGAGGAAGATGACTGGCAAGTTGGTCTTGTCATCGGTCCTTCAGGTTCCGGCAAATCCTCAATCGGGAACGCGCTTTCTGCGGAAGGATTCACGATGCATCAAGAGTGGGCTTGGCCAGACGATGCACCTATTATTGATGTTATCGCACCGGATGGTGATTGGCAGGCCGTGACAGGGGCTTTATCCGCTGTAGGGCTGGGAGATGTTCCCGCCTGGCTTCGCCCATATCGTGTGCTTTCAACAGGCGAAAAGTTCAGGGCAGAGCTTGCACGAATCGTAAGTGAAAAGCCGGAGCGGATTGTCATTGATGAATTTACTTCGGTTGTAGATCGTCAAATCGCCAAAGTCGGAGCACACGCCTTTGCTAAGGCATGGCGCAGGACATCAGGCAAGGCAGTATTGCTTTCCTGCCATTATGACATTGTGGAATGGGTACAACCCGACTGGGTGTTTGATACGGCAACAGGTAAGCTTTCCCGGAGGTGTCTTCAACGACCACAAATTGAATTGGAAATCAGACAGACAGGTTGGGAATGGTGGGGGCATTTTGCGCCGCATCATTATTTAAAGTTACCACACATGATAGCCGCCACCTGTTACGTTGGCTTTGTGAACGGGGAGCCTGTAGCGCATTTGGCCGTAAGCACCCGCTCAAGAAATGAAGCTAGGGCATGCCGCTTAGTAGTAATGCCGGAATGGCAAGGCGCAGGCGTAGGGCTACGGTTCCTAAATACTGTTTGCGATATGTGGCGCAGGGGCGAGAATAGATACGAAAGACCGATGCCTGTTCTATTTCATACCTCGCATCCCGGACTTGCTGCAGCACTTAGAAGGCAACCGAAATGGTGTCAGGTGAGTGCTAAATTATATGGTGCCAACAAAGCCCGATGTGCTCGTAGCTTAGCAAAAAGCGCTGAGAGAAGAGGAAAAAAGAAAACGGCAATGTCTGGTTACGGTGGGCACTTCAGAGCCGTTCAAGGCTTCCGGTATATGGGGGATATCCCATGCGAGTAATCATTATAGGACAAGGTTGGCTTGCTGCGGAAGTTCTGAAAGGGGTCAGCGTGCTCGAACGGGTGAAGGTTATTGCGGCCTCATCCGAAAGGCACAATGACCGTTTTGAAAAAGTAGCTAATGATCTTAATGTGCCATTAATCGCAACGTTGGAAGACTTACCAGAATGCGATGTTGTTTTAGCCGCACATTGTCACCGTTTTGTATCAAAAGCGGTAAGGGATAAGGCGAAGCATGGCGTACTCGCATATCACCCGTCATTGCTCCCACGACACCGGGGTAAAGATGCTATCCATTGGACTCTAGCAATGAAAGATCCCATTGCAGGCGGAACAGTATATAAAATGGATGATGGAGCAGATACAGGTGAGATTATAACTCAAGATTGGTGTCATGTTGCGGCGGATGATACCCCTCAATCCTTATGGCGTAGATCACTCGCTCCAATGGGCGTACAATTGTTAATTGAGGCCACAACCCAGTTGAAACAGACCGGACACTTATTACCTCAAAAACAAGATGAACGTTACGCAACATGGGAGCCATCTTTAAGCCGTTCTCAACTTAAATATACATAA